TATAACTGGAGTAAAGACAATCCATCATCAACATATTCACTACTTAGGGGTGCTTCTGGTGTGTATATAAAACAAGCTGGATTAGATGAACTTAATAATAATGTTCTTTTTATAAACGGTAACCAGTCTATAGAAAAAACTAACACCTGGGGTCCAACATTTGCATACAATGTTTACCAGTCCGGTTCATTAAAACCATATGACTTAGTAGCTTATAATCCTGAGTATTCAACTCCTCCCCAACAAGATGGACTAGGAGAACAAAGGGAATGGTTCAATTTAGCCAGATTAGCTTCAGTTCAATCATGGAACTCATCAAGTGTTTCTCAACGTTATGAAAAAAGTAATAAGGAACAACTAGGTTTTTCTAATAATAGTAATGATTTAGTTTACCAACCAGATGGACCAGTTGGGACAGATGCCAAATTATTTAGTGATTGGGCTTCTAGTGCAGATACATGGACCCCAAACCAACAAGATGAGTTAGTTGAACTAAGAAAAAAAGCAGGTGATAATGCTAGAAATAATTTAAATGTATATAATGTTGGGACTACATCATCTGTAACTCCAACCCAATATGCTGAAGATAACAATCCAAATTCTTTATTAAAAGACAACACAGCATACCCTGGTATCCCAAGTACAAATCAACAATATCCTCAAGATGCGTATACCTTTAACCAAAAAGCTATACAAGATGTTGGAAAAGGATATATAAAGGGAATAGGAAAAGAAGCGGTTGGAGCTCCACAAATACAAGATTTTAGAAAACATATACGTAATAAATTAGGAGAAAATACTCTTCAAGGGGAAAATGCTAGTAAAACAGGAGCTACTCCTAATTCTCCTAATTATGAGCGTAAAAATCTTGAACAACGTGTTAATATAGGTTTTAAAGATGGATTAGGTCCAGGCAATAAAACAGGAAAAAATTTAACATCATACTCAGAGGGTTCAAGAAAAGGTCCATTAGATAGGTTAAACGCGTATGAGATATATAGCAGTGGAGGAGTAAAACAAAACTCAGAAGAAACACCAATAAACGATCTAGTTAAATTCAGGATAGCGGTTATAGATAACTCAAACCCATCTCAAAAAACATTTATACACTTCAGAGCATTTATTGATAGTTTTTCAGACTCATATAATGCTACATGGAACCCAACAACATATTTAGGTCGTGGTGAAAATTTCTACACATATAATAATTATACCCGTACTATTAGTATGGGATGGACAGTGGCTGCTCAATCTAAAGAGGAACTTATACCAATGTATAAGAAACTAAATTATCTGGCATCTAGTTTAACACCATATTATACTCCAAAAGGTTATATGACTGGAAATTTAGTACAACTAACAGTTGGAGGATACATATATGAACAAGTTGGTATTATAACTTCTTTAACATATGATATTCCTGAAGACTCACCTTGGGAAATTGGTATAAGTGATACTGGAGACTATGACCCTACAGTTAAAGAATTATCTCATATCATAAGAGTTACAGGTTTTAGTTTTACTCCATTACAAGATTTTATTCCATCAGTACAACCTGTAGGAGATTGGAACGGACCATCTCGCTACATAGCATTAGACGATGGTGGAGGAAATAATAATTATGATCACAGATAATGAACCGTTACCAAAACATACCACAAACTAAAATAAATACAAGACAGGCTTACGTAACATCACGTTACCCAGAAGTTCCTGTAAGTGCGGATGATATTTATGTATACACATCGCAAGGTGACAGGTTTGATGTTTTGGCTCAACAATACTACAACGACTCATCATTATGGTGGGTTATATCAATCGCAAACACAGCCACGGCAGGGACATCACTGCCCTCTGATTTGCCTCAAAACTCATTAGTTATACCTGAAGGTTTACAAATTAGAATACCAAACAATCCCCAAAATGTAATAAGTGCATTTAAATTAATAAATCAATAAAGTTATGAACATAGTTGGAGAAAATTTTCCAGAAGAAATAGTTAAACAAATTGGGGTTAGACAAAGTAAAAAGGGTGCTAAAAACAGAAATCCAGAAGGTGACCCAAGTATTCTTGTTTGGCAAAATGCTAACACAGGATGGGTTAAGATGGTTTCATCTGTTAATGTCAATACAGAAGAACGTATTAAGGTGTCTAATATTGAAATGGCTAAATCCATACAAGAAAAGGGTGGTTCTAAATTAGCTCAAGAATATGTTTTATTTGGTGGAGTATATGCTCAAGGTTTAGGCCGAGACGGATTAAGATCAGGAATAACCCGCAGTAATACTATACATTCAGATTCAGCATATGGTATTGGAGGTACAGATTATGGTATTTTGCCTATGCCTGGTATAACATCATTTAATATAAAAACTGAAACAAGAGGTTCACTCAAAACCGCAACCATTGGTATAAAAGCATTTAACCGTTACCAATTTGACATAATAAACACATTATATATGAGCCTAGGATACTCAATATTAATTGAGTGGGGTAACACAATGTATTACGATAATAGTGAGAATCTTAAATCAAATGATGAAATAAACCAATTTAGTTTAGCTGACGATTTCCTTAATGGTAAACTCAAATGGAATGATATCTTACCTAAAATACAAGAAAACAGAATAAAATCATGTGGTAATTATGATGCATCATTAGGTAAAGTAGTAAACTTTTCATGGACTCTAAATCGTGATTTAAGTTACGATATAACATTAACCGTAAGAACAATCGGTGATGTTATTGAGTCACTTAAAATGAACGCGTTATCTGGATATGTAAAACTTAAAGGAACACCTACACCTTTAAATAATCCAAAAGAAGGTGAAACACCACCAGAAGAAAAACCAGCAGACATTATAAACAAATACGCTTATACATCAGATGTTGGAGCTATATTTTATAACCTAATGTTAGAATTACAGTCTAATAATATTAAACAAGAAGGAAATGATGTTGTCGCTACAAAAATTTCATTTAATGATGGAAGTACTACAGATCATTACTATATTAGGTTTGGATATTTTCTTAAAGAATTAGAAGATAAAATCATATACTCGCTAAAACCAGCAACTGAACCTCCTTCTAAAATAATAAAATTTGACTATGATATAGAAAGTAATATCATATTATTATATGATAGACAAATAAGTGCCAATCCAAATGTATGTATCTTTAAAAGAAAATTTTATTACTCTAATGGTCAAACATGTGATATCTTCCCACAATTAAATGATTTTACATTAAAAGGATCAGGTAGTCCATATACATCATTTTATGGAAAACTAATGAATGTGTATTTTGATATGACATTTATTTTAAGTGAACTTGAAAGTTTAAAAAATAATGATGGCAGTGTAGTTCTTATAGACTTATTAAATTCGTTAGCAAATGGATTTAATAGTTCTACAGGAAATTTTAATAAACTATCTCCAACGGTAAATGAGGATAATAAAATTGTTTTTATAGATGATGTTCCACTTCCTGATAAAAATGCCATACTAAATACTGTTACCACCGGATCTACTAAAGATGCGTTTTTCTCATTATATGGATATTATAACACTCCAGACAATAAACCATTAGCTGGTATAGTACGAAATTTAAGTTTAACCACTACTGTATCTCCTAATTTAGCTACAATGATCACAATAGGTGCTCAAGCTAATGGATATGTAACAGGACAAGACTCAACCGCTTTATCTACAATGAACTTAGGATTAACGGATAGAGTTAAGCAAGAATGGGTTGAACCACTTAAACCAACATCAACTACTTCTGAACCTACTCAATCTCTTGAACAGAAATATGCGACTGAAATATCTTCATATAATAAGTTTATTCAAGAGATGGGCTCAAATACATGGAACCAAGATGACATAGATGCGTTTTCAAACTCAATATCATCATTTGCTGAATACGACCAAGCATCAAAAACATTAAAAGAAAGACAAACTAATCCAACTGCCTCCTCTCCTAATATAGGTTTCTTACCATTTGATCTAACGCTTGAAATAGACGGATTGTCAGGTATGAAGGTGTATCAAAAGTTTATAACAGACACAGAATTCTTACCATCCAACTATCCTCAGTCTTTAGAATTCCTAATTAAGGGAATAAAAAATGAGATTAAGGATAACCAGTGGGTTACAACTATTGAGTCATTAGCTATACCTAAAAATCCATTTGGAAAGAAAGAAGACTTTAACGTTGGTGCTCCAACAACTGGTCAAGCAAGTCCAACTCAAAGAGCAGCAGGAGCTGCTGGTACTCCTCGTCCAGGTAATTTTACAACAAATGCGAGTTACCCTAATGTTAAATTTCAAAATATTGGTCTAGGTAACCCTGCTGGTGATAGAATAAACGCCAACTTATTATCTGATGTGAGTAAAGCAGCTCAACAAGCTGGAGTGACAGTAAGTATAACCACAGCTGTAAGTGGTCATCATAGTAATCCTCCTTCTAGACACACAAGTGGAAATGCTGTAGATGTATCTATTATAGACGGTATACCAGTAAGACCTGATGCATCTAACAGAAATAAGATAGATGCTTTTGTAGCAGCCTTACAAAGTTTAGGATATGTGAAGAACGCTGAGAGAGGGAATCCAAAAGCTGTCTTAACATTTGGTTTTCCCAACCATAATGACCATGTACATATTTCAAATAGAGCGTAATGTATTATCCTTTATCTCAAATAAAAACTAACTTATACACCAACGGTGGTGAATATTTTATTGTCTCTTCTAAAGAAAATTATACTGGATACTACTGGAAAACGTCAGATGGAAGATTTTTTACAGGCAGAACACCACAAGATACTCCAACAAATGAACTTAATAAAGTTTTAGAATATAACCCACTTCCTGAGAGCGTGTCTGTACAAGGAATCACGAACTCAATAAATCAAGAAGATGTAAGAAATACATTCTACTCAGACATAAAAAACATCAATCCAAATCAAGTTCCCCTAATCCCAACTTACGCGCCAACATACCCAACATCTCAAGATTACCAAGTAGGAGAATTCAGACGTTTCTTCTGTAAGAAGACAAACGAGATACAATATGTTGAAATAGACGTAAACCAGTACAGTATGCTCACTCAAAAAGATCCCCAAATATTATGGCAACTGTATTTCCCATTTAACATACCTTGGGTCATATCAGGTAATGCTCAAAGTGCTGCCATAACCAACAAAAACATAGTTGAACTAAACATGAAACAACTTAAATTACCACGGTTCAATGACTACCTCAAAGACAACTATTTAAAGTATTTTGTATAAAGTTTGGTTCCCACAAGGAGCCTTCTTATACTTATATAATATAATAGAGGTTATGGCATTTTACTTAGTTGAAACATTAGATCAACTTAAAACATTCTACAATATGGAGTACAAGCAGGCGTTTGTAGAGGTAATACCATACAACGATAACCTGCACCCCATACAAAATAGAGTATCTCTTGTTTATGTTAAACCACTTGATGAAGTTGGGGAAAAAGGTTATATACTAAGTGTAGACCACAGTGAAACACTACCCATAAACATAAAACATATAAACCAAGTACTTAAAAACATTGAGAAAATATATGTTAGGGACTTAAAGACATTCTTATACTATTTCCAACTTACACATGCATGTACGGCTCATCACCCATCATCCCATACGTATATACAACAAGTACACGATTATTTCTACCGCAAATACCCAACCAAACGAGACATAAACCGCATCATACCAGTTGTTAAACATTATGAGAAATGTGAAAACATATTCAAACAAGTCAAGATACCAAATGAGGATCAAGACAACACCATAACATACTCATTACTCTACATTGAAAAAAATGGCATAAAAATTGAACCTACATTATTTAACCAATATTTTAAACCAACATATGAGCAGTTTAATATCGTGGATGGTAAAATATACACCCAATATAATTTACACACAACTACGGGACGACCATCTAATTCTTTTAACGGTGTTAATTTCGCAGCCCTAAACAAGGAAAACGGCTGTCGCCGAGCATTCATTCCAGAAAACGATAAATTCGTTGAAATAGATATATCCGCATATCACCCAACATTAGCATCAAAACTGGTAGGATATAAACCCAATAAGCCAATATATGAGGAATTCGCGGAATATGCTGGTATAGACAAAGATGAGGCTAAAATACTCATGTTTAGGCAACTATATGGTGGAATACAAAAAGAATATAAGGAATGGGAGTTCTTTAGGCTAATACAAGCACACATAAACAAGATGTGGGCACAATTTAACGAAGATGGTTATATCAAGATAGCAGACAGGTATTTCCGTAAGGATGAGTTGGAAGACATGAACCCACAAAAACTATTTAACTACACACTCCAGTTGTTGGAGACGCTAAATAATGGTCGTATAATAAAGGATATGATAAAGGTGTTACGAGGTAAGAATACAAAAATTGTATTATACACATACGACGCGTTTTTAATTGATTTAGATACGGATGAAAACGAGGTATTAGAGAATATAGATAAGATATTTAAAAAACATAAATTAGAAATTAAGCATACTTATGGAGCAAGTTACGATTTTGAATAGGTCACGCAATATGTATAATGGATATGACTTTGATTTAAATATATACGACGGGAACATTGACATGACCAATAATAGATTATTTTGTACATTCACTGGGTTGGATGAAATGGAGGAAATGATAGAGGGTATTAAGCACGCCTATACTATAATGTATAATAAGATGTTTGTCTTGCATATCAAGAGTACAGATGAATATACTATAACATACAATGTTGATCAAGGCAATGTTAATAACATACCTGAAAATACAATATTGGTACATAGAAAAAAGGAGAGTAACACATTATACACTATCAACGCGTTGAATGAGTTAATTAAGAAGTTAAATGGTGGTGTTGTGAATCCACGTTTCCCTATAGAATGGTCTCATTATCGTAACTCTATATTGTTGACTAATCATGGTGAATTAAAACAGTTAAACACTAAAATATATAAGATAGTAGAACTATGAAAAAATTACAACTACGCCAACTAATTAAGGAAGAACTGAACCGCTATATGTTCTTTCAAAATCTTAAGTCCATTAAAATGATGGTGGATGAAATGCTTAAATTAGATGAAAAAATGGTTGATAATGTTTTAACTGACGGACATGACTGGGCTGATGATCATATTGCTACATCTAAAGATGATATTGAAGAAGTACACAACTTCTTAATGACTAAACAAGTCCCAATGGCTGTTAGTGAAAACACACCTAAATATAAAGAAGGAGATATGTTTACACATAAAGGAACACGGTTCACTGTAATATCAGATAGTGGATATGCTGTAAAAGCTAAAAACAAAGCAGGAAAAATATACAACTTTAACTACACCCAATTAAGTGGAAATTAACATTTAACTATATTTATATTAAACAATTAAACAATGAAAAAATCCGAATTACGCCAACTCATTAGAGAAGAAATCAGTAAGGTATTGAAAGAAGACCAGTTTCGTCCAGCAAGATATAATAATAAACCATCCATAACAGATGGATTGTATCACTACCTTTTTGGTAAATCTAAACGGGCTAACGACCATACAGCACTATACATGTTTGATAAATCTGGTAAAGAAGTTGCTAGCTACGATATCACTGATGAATTTTCTTCAATAAAAAAAGATCCGAAGCTGTTAGCTGCATACAAAGAGCTTAGTCAACAAGCAGGAAAAATATAAAACACACTATATTTATAATTAAACAATGAAAAAACAAGAATTACGCCAGATTATCAGAGAAGAAATTAATAAGGTATTAAATGAAAGTATTTTAAAGATATACCATTACGATCCATCTTCATATAAACTGATGGATGTAGATGCTCAATCATATCCGTCTGAAGAAGAAGCTAAAAAAGCAGCCATAGCACATACGTGGCAAACAGCGTACGATAATGGAGATACGGATCTTAGTAAAGAAGAATACTTACAAAAATATTCTTGGGACGATTTAGATAGTATTTCATATGACAATTTTGGTTATGAAATAGTATAAACAAAACACAAAACATACACCAAACCATGCCTTCGTTAAGAAGGCTTTTTTGGCCTTGGGTAATAAAGTTTGGTAGTGCAAATAAAATAAGTTACATTATATTCTAAACATAAAAAACATATAGTTATGGATTTATCAGAAATCAAAAACAGACTGAACGCCATGCAGTCAAAACAAGGAAGTGGCGGAGGTGAAAAAAAGAATGTTTATTTCAAACCAGCAGTGGGTAAGCAAATGGTCCGAGTTGTACCAAACAAGTACAATAAAGCCAATCCGTTTACTGAATTGTATATTCACTATGGTATTGGGAATAAAATCATGATTTCACCTACAAATTGGGGTGAGAAAGACCCAATCGTTGAATTTGCTAAACAGTTGCGTAAAACAAGCGACAAAGATAACTGGCGTTTAGCGAAAAAATTAGACCCAAAATTACGTATCTTTGCTCCCGTAGTTGTTCGTGGTCAAGAAAATGAAGGAGTAAAATTATGGCAGTTTGGTAAGGAGACATATATGGACTTCCTTAACTTAGCAGACAACGAAGATGTTGGTGATTTCACAGATATTGCTGAGGGTAGAGACATCACACTTACAACTGTTGGACCTGAAGTTACTGGTACGTCATATAATAAGACAACTATCATGCCTCGTACTAAACAAACACCATTGGCTGAAGATAAGAATCTTGTTAAGTCATTGTTGGATAATCAACCAAATCCTATGGAAACGTTTAAAAAGTTCTCATATGAGGAAATGAAACAAGCTTTGCAAGATTGGTTAAACCCAGAAGAAACTGAGGGTGAAGAAGAAACACAATCTGAACCACAAGCACCAGCAAGTGATTTACCTTGGGATAACGAAAAAAAACCAGCTAAAAACTACGCCTTAAAAACACCAACTAAACCAGTAAGTAAGGCAGATAAGTTTGATGCGTTATTTGGTGATGATGAAGATGAAAGTGAAGAAGACTAATAAAATTTATACAACATGGCTAAAGGAAAAAACACAGCATCATTAACCGCTGCTGTATCAACAGAACTTAAATCAAAGTTCGACTTAAATAAGTTTAAGGAAAAAAAGGGACTAGCGTCTAATGTTAAGTTTAAAGACCAACGTTGGATACCTTTCTCACCAGCGTTGCAGGAGGCACTGTCTATACCTGGTATTCCTATGGGTCATATTGTGACGGTACGTGGAAGAAGTAACACAGGTAAATCTACCACTACTATTGAGGCTGCGGTAAACGCCCAGAAAATGGGTGTTTTACCCGTACTCATTATTACTGAGATGAAACATGATTGGGCTCACTGGAAGAAAATGGGGTTTGAAATGACGGACATTGCTAATGAAGATGGTGAGATTGTAGATCATGAGGGTTTCTTCATCTACCGAGATCGTACAACACTTCATGCTATTGAAGACATAGCCGCATTTATTATTGACCTGTTAGATGAGCAGAAAAAAGGTAATTTACCTTATGACCTCTTGTTTATTTGGGACTCAATCGGTTCTATACCTTGCCAATTAAGTCTAGATCATGGTAAGAATGATGCTATGTGGAATGCAGGTGCTATCGCTAATCAGTTTGGTAATTTTGTAAACCAACAAATTGTAATGTCACGTAAAGAATCAGCACCTTATACTAACACATTACTTATTGTAAACAAAACAGGTAATACTCGTCCTAAGACACCTATGGAACAAGTTCGTATGACTAATAAAGGTGGTGATACTATGTATTATGATGCCTCATTATGTCTTACATTTGGTAATATTACTAATGCTGGTACGTCTAAGATTGAGGCGATGAAGGATAAGAAGAAAGTAGAGTTTGCTCTACGTACTAGGGTTGCATGTGATAAGAATCATGTTAATGGAATTACTACAAAAGGTACTATTGTGTCTACAGTACATGGTTTTATTAAAGACGATCCAGCCGCGATTAAGAAATATAAAGACCAACATTCACATGAGTGGGTTGATATCTTAGGACAAGGTAATTATGATATCCAAGAAGATAACTCACAATGGAATGAGAGTTTAGATGTGTTTAATGGTTCATTTGACGAAGACGAAGAATAGTATGAATAAAGATTTACTCAAAATGCTCAATAACCTGTCCGAGCATGAAGTTACAGAGGATAAGGTACACGATAGAGTTCTCCTGATAGACGGATTGAATTTGTTTTTTAGGAATTTCGCAGTGATAAACTTAATGAACGAATCCGGTTCCCATGTAGGTGGGTTAGGGGGCTTTTTGAGGTCGTTAGGTACTCTAATAAACCAGATACAACCAACATCAATGTATATTATATTTGACGGTACAGGTTCTTCCACAAACAGGAAGAATCTGCACCCCGAATATAAGTCTGGTAGGAATTTTAGGATTACGAATTGGGATATGTTCCAACATTTAGATGATGAGAATGAAGCTAAAGCCGACCAAATTCGTAGACTAATACATTATTTAGAGTGCTTACCTGCTAAGACAATAGCCATAGATAAGGTTGAGGCCGATGATATTATAGCGTATTATGCTAAACATTTGCCTGAAAAACATGGTTCGAAAGTATATATTGTATCCAACGATAAGGATTTCTTACAACTCATAAATGAGGATGTTGTAGTGTATCGCCCGACTGAAAAAGAATTCTACAACAAGGAAACCATAAAAAGTAAGTTTGGAGTCTTAGCAGAGAATTTTATATTATATAAGACATTATTAGGAGACAACTCCGATAAGGTACCTGGTGTTAAGGGGTTAGGAGAGAAAGGTATATTTAAAAAATATCCAGAACTCTTAACCACACCCCTTACACTGGACAATATCTTTGAGATAAGCGCGGAAAAATATAAGGAACATGAAGTGTACGCTAGAGTGGTGTTAGACAAGACTCGACTTGAAAACAACTTTAAAGTAATGAATTTAAGTAATCCTCTTATAAGTGATGAGGAGAAAGAATTCTTAGAAGCTGTAGTTGAAGAAGATGCACCTACTTTGGATGTTGTTGAGTTTATGCGTTACTATGAAGAAGATGGATTAGGTAGAATAATTAAAAATACAGAGTATTGGCTAAACAATACATTCAGAATATTAAATAGTTTTAAAAAATAAGTTATATATGTGCAGTTTACAATCTCTAGCTCAATATGGGCCTGGATTTCAAATCAAAGTTATATCTTCACTTCTCACTCATAAGGAATTCTTACTTAATGTGCATGATACATTAGTCGATGACTACTTTGAGAACCAATCACAGAAGTGGATTATAAACGAAATATTAAAATACTACGACAAATACCATTGTCCGCCTACAATGGAGGTATTGAAGGTAGAATTAAAGAAAATAGACAATGAGGTACTACAAGTTTCCATTAAGGAACAGTTAAAAGAAGCATATAAAGCATCTGATGA